CGGCGATCTTGCCGACCTTTGGGAAGTGATCTTCGCATGTCAACGACATGAGCCAACGCTTCACGGAGGAGAGAAGGTGGTAACCTAGTATTACGGGTTATTCTTCGGAAAACAGGAACCCCGGGGATCAAAAGATCCAGCGGGCCTTGAATTCCCCACCCCTTCACTCCGAGAGATCAAGCCATTGCTAGATCACCTCAAACTGCACCTTCACGAGCGGACCACGCTACCGCGGAACCGCCAGAACAGCGACCCTACCGATAAACGATCGGGTATCGACTGAAATCATGAGTAGATCCGAGACGACTATAATCCATCCCAAGGAATGGATATTTAGACCCCTTCGAAATTATCTCATAAGACAGTGAACCTCTTCGCTTAGATTTCTCAATGAGACGGATTAATTTTAAGGAATCCTCTAAAACAAGCTTCCGTTTAACCGGTTGCTTGTAAAAGGTAAGATCCCTAATTAATCCATCTAACCGATCCAATCGATCCACTAGTTCCTCAAAAGATAAACTATTGAGATCAACTAGCTTTACGGAGCTCCGATAACGGACTCCAGGAAAGAAAAGATCAGCGAGGACATCTATAGGAATCATACCGTGCACGTTACCTACCTCTACGATGGCTGCCATGTCCTTAAGGTGATCTTTGAGCCGAAGCTCAATATCACGATAGCGACTGACAATTTCATCCTCGATGTAACCACGTGCAGCGGCCTGATTTAACGCTAGTAACCGGCCCAGTGCTAGAACATTGATCCTGGGTTTTGACAGAGGCCTTCCGGCCCAATACTGACAAACCCAATGCTCGAGAACACCGACTCTAACATTTGCTATGATCCGTCCCCCAACCATGCGTAGGGGATTCTTGGTATCAACCAAGAAATCCGCTAATGTCTGGAAGGGTATTAATCCCCGATTCACCAAGATCCCTGCAAAAGAGATCAAAGAATAGGAGACGGACGGTATAGGACCCCATTGAGGTCCTGTGATGGCTTTAAAGGCCCTTAGCGGATGCTTCACGCCGCGGCGGGATACTACATCCGCTGCGACGCATGCTCTTCCGACAAGTGAGTCGAAGCTACGGATTTGTCGCCAGGAGAAAGCAGAAACTTCTGTTTCCCCTATTGACGTCCGCTTCGCGAACTCAATCACAGGTCTTTCTGGAGCTATTAGGGATTTCGATACATTACACTTAACATTAAGATCTCCTTCCAATAATTTTATATATCGGTCGGCGATCTCTTTGTCAAAGATAACGATGTCATCCCCTAATACCTCATAATTCTCATATCATTTTCCCCCTCCATATACTTGAAAATTCAAGTATTGTAGAAGGAGATGATGGCAGAGATTAAGCATAGCTCATGAAGAGTAAGCACCCATTGGCTGACCAACTGCGTAACGAAGAACCTGTGAATCCCTCTTAGGAGAAGGACCAGCAGGCAAAACGTAATCGCGATCGACCAACAAATTAGCCCACGCCTGACCATATGAGATACCTGTATCATGTCCGGAACACTCAATGTGTCCGAATAATGAATCCAGGATTCCGATCTGCAACTTGATCGGTAAACGATCAGTAGCAGCGGATAAATCATAGCATCAAGCATGCCCATAGTGAACAGCCTTCGCCTTAGCCCGGAGAAAACCAGCATCCTGATTATGAGTACTATCATTCGGTAACAACCGAAAGAGGTCAAATAATCAGTCATGCAACGGTTTCAATACGGACTGAGTCCATATATCGACCATGGCAAATACACGGATTTTCCCCGCCGC